ACACCTGATGGAGCTGAACGCAGATAAAAGGTTCCCAACCGGGCACCGCGAGTTATTAAATTCATATATTTCGTATAGAAAGGATAACCATACGCAGGAGATTCTTCTAATGAAGCTAAAAGTTCTTCTATTCCATCCCCTAACTTAGCTCCTGATGTTTCAGTCTGTTCAACATATTGCATTTTAATTGCATCAATTTTGTCGTTAATTAAAGTTGCAATTTCATCAAGAGTCGCTTTATCAAGATAATCCTCTTGCTCTTGTTTTTTCTTGCTGTCAAATATATTATCTGGGTCATATAACCAAGTTAAATCCATACCTAAATCCGCATATGCTCTTAACAAGGTCATCTTCTTTAATCTATTATAATAATAGTTCATTGTTGCGGGATTCGCCGACTCAGCACATTTAAGAAGATATTCATCTCCTTTATTTACCTTATATTCAGCTTGTGCTTTTGGTCTACTTGATAAATAATCATTTACCGCCTCTAAGCTAAATTCCTTCGTACCCAACTGATACAAATTATATAAACAACCAAAAACTATCCTTTGAAAAGAAGATGGAAAATCTTCTTCTCTAAATTTATATTTATCATCATTAGATAAGAGACTGGGATTTTTATATATGTTTCCGATTATTTGAACTACTGAAGGAATATCTATATATGCTTGTTTATTACTCATCTTCATCTCCTAAACTAAAAAATTTTTTAAATAAACCCTTCTTACGAGGTTCTTTTATAACGACTTCTTTTTCTTTATTCTCAAACACTTTATCTTGGTTCTGTTGTTGAGCCACCCACAAGGAATAATAATAATCACGGGTTTGTTTGTAAACAAAAGGAATAATACCAATTCCACCATTTGATTTTTCTATTCCATTATGTTGGACTTCAAAGAAATAAATTAAACTCTTTAACATTCCGCTATAAGAATAATCATTCTCTTTTTTATATTGTTTTATTTGACGGTTGATTAAAGCCCAATTAGCTTTATCTTTATATTTTTCAGCTATATAGGCTTTTAAAGCGGTAAGTTCTTTATCTTCGACCTTTTTAATAACAAGAGGAACAAAATCAGTATTATCTGGTTCGCAAGTTGCATGAGAATAGCGGCGGGCGCCGTGTCGTACTGCTTGAATCGAGTCTCGATCAAACGATTTCCCGCATATTACACATTTAACTAGATGTGCCATTAATTATCAATCCTTTCTATTTCATGCCCTTTATAATAAATCTTTCCTTCTAATTCACGTATAGCTTCTTTATTATAACTTTTTAAAATTTCTAATTCATTAGACTTTAATTTTAATTTATATCTGCCATAAATATAAGCATCAAGAACACATAACATTTTATCAAAATCGTGTTCTGATTTAATAGCATCTTTTAATTTCATAAAACACCGTCCTTCTTTATCTATTTTCTTATATAAATATTATATCATATTTTTTTATATAAATCAAGCGGAAGATGATATATTAACCATCTTCCGCTTTTATTTAACCTTTTACAAGTTCTTTCATTTCATCAACAATCAAGCTTAACTGTTCAACCTGCGCCCTAGTGCATTGAGACACTTTCTTTCCTGTACCAAGATATTTGTTAGTAATTTCTGTGATACGAGGAACCCAATATGAGATAAATTGTTTTCCTTCTTCTGTTTCACTTGTCGTATCACTAGAGCCAGGTATATTAGCAATAATATCTGAAAACTCTTTCATTAAAACGTCATAATCAAGTTCTCTTGTATTGTCCGTTCTTTTTTCTGCTGTTACTGCGCCACTTCCCGCAATTTCTTCCTCTTTGTCAATGGCTCTATTAAGCGCATCAACGAGAGGCTGATATCCAAACGGAATTTTGGGATCAATATACTGAAATCTACACCCTACATCAGCCATTCCGTCAAGGGATCTTAACAGCATATATCTTTCTTGGGTGATAGGATCAAAATATCCATATGCAATAATATCTGCCATATTCTTGATGATATTATTAGTAGAGGAAGGAGCAGTTGCTACAACTCTTGTATATTTAGTGCCATCTGGTCTGGTTACCTCTTCTGTTTTATCATGGCTAATAAACAAAACAGCATACCCTTCCATCGTAATTGTACGGAAGACTTCCTCAAATTCCTTTTTAAAAGTTGCCCAACCATTCTTTGCCCAGCCGCCTTCTCCAAGAGTTTGAATATCTAACTGAGCACATACATATTTATCGCAATAAGCAGCCGCTACATCTATCGTATCAATGGCGATAGCTTTATATCTTTCTTTCATTCTATCATCTTTACAGAAGCGCATTAATGCACGAATGTCTGCCCAATTCTTTGCCTTTTGTGCATATGCACCAGTTAATGCTCTAGTACCATCTTCACATGCAATAATAAGAGCACCCATATCCCTGGCTAAAGTTGTTTTTCCCACCTTTGGGGCACCGAAAACATAGGTAATATAACCAGAAAGATCTCGACTAATTTTACTTGGTTCTAATCCTAATAAATCATCTAAATCAAAATTTGCCATTTTTATCTCTTCTCCTTAAAGCTATTTTTTCAAATAAAAAAATCCAAACTCATTTTTTGTTTCTTCTGCTCGGTCATTCTCGTTCCGAGCCCCTAATGCACTATTAGGTTAAGAGAGTGGTTTACTTTTTTAGGTTAAAAATGTGGAGAGTCATATAAATGACTCCCCACTAGTTTACCTCTTTATTAAAAAGCGAAACCGCCCTGTGCTGCGGGAGCTGCCGCTACATTTGAGGTTCCGGCATTGCCGCTATTTCTAGAAGCCTGATATTCATCAGCTCTCTTCTTAACTCCTGCGAGATAAACCTCTCTATCAGCCATAGCCTTTTTAATTTCCTCTTCAGTGATACCATTCTGCTCATCACCAATTTCATATACTGCATCAGGCTTAGAAGTACCTGTGATAACCCACTCACGAATTGTTTTGCTATACTCCTTAATAGCAGGCTCACCAAATGCAGACTCTTCCTCACGTCTATCTACGATAGTTCCGCTGTTAATCTTACCCCACACCTTTGTGAACACAAGATTCTTAGGAGATGCATCAAGTGACTCGAAATACTTAATTCCACCTTTATTATGAACTACAAGCTCAACAGGAAGAATAGAATTGCGGAAATCAAAAACAGCACCCTTAACTACAAGGAAATCTTCCTTAATGTTTCTTTCCTCGTCAGCTTCAACATATCTAGTACCATTGATAAGCATATCATATTCAAAAGTATTACGAGCATCCTCATCAGCAAGCTTAGAAACAATATTTACAAAACTTCCGTTGTTACTCTTTGCAGATACAAGAACTTCCTCACCATTGCGCTGGGTATAGAAATCATTAAGAGCAAGTGTTGCATCAACACGAACCATACTTGCTTCTTCCTTACCATCTACAAGAACAGTCTTACCATTCTCAATAAGGTTCTTAAGAACACCAAAAGTGCTATTTGCCTTACCAGACTTATAAGTTGCCTGAACAAAAGCGAAATGAACAGTTACAATATTAAGACAGTCATCATCAGTAGCAATATCAATTGAACCGCCAATAAATTCCTCTCCGAAGTGCTTAGATTCAGAATTCTGCACTGTCTTAAGTGCAAGCTGACTAATGTCATAAAGTCTACCTTCAATTCTTTCTTTGTTAATTGCCTTTCTCATTCTTTGTTTTCCTTTCTCAATAAAAAATATTTTTTGTTCAATTTATATAATAATTATATCAAAAATTTTATGAATTTTCAACCCTATTCTGCATCAGGGTTAATATCAGTGCCGCTCTGAGTAAGAGCATATACCACTGGATTCTCGCCAATTTTCTCCACCCAGCCATCAGTAACAAGCTTCCTCATTGCTCCAGACGCGGTACGAGAACTAATGCCCATTCCTTCTCCAATATCCTTTGCCTTAAAAAGATTATTATAAGTATCCTTATTATCCTGCATATACTTCAATACAAGCTTTCCATTTTCTGTGAATTGAGGTTTTCCGCCATCTCCACTTACGCTGAGACCATTAAAATAATCTGCTGCGTCACTGAAAATATCAGGATAATTTTCTGCCCAAATATCGGGTCTGTCAAAAATTTCTGTCTTTACAATCTTCAAAAATGCTTCTTTCTTTGTCATCTAATTAACTCCTATTCTGTAATATTTTATATCTTTTTTTATTATATAAATATTATAACATTATTTTTGTTAATTTTCAAACAAAAGAAGTTCATTGGCATAAGGTAATTCTTTTATCCAATTACAGAAATCATTAGACCATTCATTCAACTTATGCGACTTTCTCCAATGATATATTCCGCGGAGGGTGGCATAATTAGCACTCCATGCTCTTGTCTGAAGCCATGACTCTGGAAGAATCCTAATAAGCTCTTTCCAATATCGCTTATCTTTTGTTTCAAGGTAACGCTTACGAAGTGTTTCACAACAATTAATAACAGATTCCCAAGCATCATCTACACAACCATCGATATTATATGGTTCTTTATCATATAATTTTAAAGAACCATCATAGTCACCCATCTCAAAGCACTCTCTTGTGATAGGAGTTGTTGCAAGTTTGTGCATAGTAGAAGTGGAATTAGTTGTAGTCCCTACTTTGTATTGATCACATTCTTTCCACCAGTAGAGAGGGGCTGTAATATCTACACTCACGAAAATTTGACGAAGAAATTTGTCATTAGGACTTCCCGCTTTAATCATGCGTTGTGCTAGATCAAGATCATTTGGTCCAATTTTAAAATTTTGTTCTACATTATAAAAATTAGAACTACCCCATTCAACAGAAGTATCCATATAGCTATCGCTTTTTGTATAGCTTTCCATCGGGTGTCTTAACCCACGGAATGCGTTTTCCCAATTTCCAGTCCATGTATTCTCAAATTTCATT